TTAGACCTCCTCGGGCGTCGCGGGAACCGGAGTCTTCGGCTTGGAGCCGCCTATCCACTTGGCATGCCCGGACTTGGCCCATTCGTCCACAACCTCTGGAGGGATGGGGCCGAGGTCGTAATCCTTCCCCTTCTCGAGAAAGACGGAGTTGGCCGCCCCGTAGGAGCGCGTGTAGGTGTCCGCGCCGAGCCATGTGAATCTGTCTCTCGCCATAGCGTGCCTCCTTAAAGTTGCCCAAACTGCCCGTGGATGACCGCGAGCACTTTCAGGTCAAAATAAGCAACTCCCTCGAGCATCAGGAGCCCGGAGTCCGTCTCTACGCCTTGGATTTGGCAATAAGCGCAGAGATTGCCCAGGGAGCCCGAGGTGGGATTCTTCGTATCGTTGTTAATGGCCAGCTGGACATCTGCTAGGTGTTTAATCAACTTCTTGACAGGGTCGCTATCCTCGTAATCGACATAGGCCTTGATGCTCACGACAAGGTAGCGCCTCACCCACTGGTCAGGCAGGAGTTCGGGGTCCCGGTCGTCCTTCTCTAGGCATACCATGTCGTAAGGAAAGCTCGGGACTTCCTTGTAATGCCGGAAGCCTAGCATGACGTTATCGCCTACCGTGTAAAAGTAGGTTGAGCCTTGAGTGATTGACTTCAGGACGTCAACACAGCGATTCAAGACCTGGAGCGATAGAGGGTCGGCAGGCATTGTAGTTGTCATCCTTCAATCCCTCCCTGCGCCGCCGTGCGCTCGTAGGCCAGCTGTTGCGCCGTAGCCCAGACCCCCTCAGGGCTCATTGTCCGTTCNAAATCGGGGATTTGCTGGGCAATCGGATTCGTGAACCAGTAGCGGGCCGGAAGTTTGACTGATTTCGACAGGATGAATAGTGGCTTAAAGCCGCTTTTCCCAGTCTTCATGCAGACTAATCCGTTGCCAGCCTTCGACCTTATCGTAAATAGCGTCCCTCCTGGCCCGAACGTGCCGTAGTTTGCTACAGCGCCGGTGACCCCTGGAAGCGGAATCGTTAGCGCCTTGGCCTTGGCAGGTACTATCCAGCCGCCTTCTTCCTGTATTCTGGCATATACCACGGGGTCTTTGCCTACAACTCCGCCAGTGCCCAGTACGATTTCGGCCTGCTGTCCGTGGACATCGGTCTTCATCCCTAGGCGCTGGATAATCTCCTTAGGGGCCTGCTTAAAGACATTCCCCCCTCGGATGTAATTCTTGATATACAGCACCGTTCGCGAGGCCCACTGCGTAGCGTTGCGCTTGAACGCTCGAGGGATATTGCGGAGCGTATCGCTTTTGAGCTTTTGCTCTGAGTAGTCGGACTTGACGGTAATCTTGAACTCGTCCATTAAAGCCCGAGCCTCCTGTGTTTCAAAAGCATCGTCTTCACGATAGGCAGGATTTCCTTCTCTGTTACTGTAACGCTCTGGCCGGTGAGGGAGCGCGATAGTTCGCCCCAGCTGGCGTGCAAGAACTTCTGCCAGAACTCTCCGACCTGTATAAGATAGGCCAATTTGAGGTCGTTGGGAATAAGCGGAGTGCTGGAAAGCGAATAGCCGGCCGTGTAGGTGACCTTGATAGTCTTCGGACCCCACATCCAGCGCTCTCCGACTGGCTTGCTGAGCCGGCCGGTGTCTAGATAGGCCATAAAGTCATAGCCGATGCCCTCGGTGAGAGGGTCTTCGTCTTCGTAGACTGAAGTGAGTGTCGATACGGGATAATTCGGGAGCCTAAGTTCGCGCTCTCCGTTTCCGTCGAGATACAAGGCTGTATAGGTGGCCGCAAGTAGGTGGCGGTCGGTGTGCTGGTTGAACAAATCCCCCACAGCGTTCATTATCACCTCGAGGACAGAGACGTCCTTGTCGTCGGTCTTCTTAATGAACGCCTTTGCTTCAGCTAGCGTCGCTAGAGCTACTGTTGCGTCGACAGCCATCTGAGCCTCCTACTTGCGCACTTTGGCGCTCTTTATCTGCTTGTCCACTGGCGGGCCCTGCAAATCTCCCGTGACAGCAAAGAAGTTGGAAGGAAAATCCGAGAGCAAAATCTTCCCGGCCTCCTCGGGGACTTCAACCTCGTCGCCCGGCCTGGCGTGGACAGCCGTCCCTCTGGGATAGCCGTGGTATTCGGCTAGCGATGGGGTCGAGAAGAACTGGAGTCTCATGACTCAACTCCTTGCGTAAAGTTCGGGAGGGAGGGGGCCGAAGCCCCCTCCCGCCCGGTCAACCGAGCAAGAGCCCGGTTCAAAACATGCCTTAGACGCCGTACTCCACGAACTCAATCTGGACGATGAGTCCCGAGATGGCCATGCCGGAGCCCGTCTTCGCACCGACGAGCTGGAGCGTCGTCCCGGCCGCGACGACGGCATAAGCCGCCACCGGGGTCTTGGAGATGAACGCGCCCTGAGCGATCGAGTCGCCACCGGCCGCCGGCCCCGTGGCCAGCGAGGCGATGGTGTTGGTGCCGTCCGAGAGCGAGAACGTGCTGTAATTGGTGTCGGCGGCGGTCACGGCTTTGGCCGCGCCGAATCGAACGGCGATGATCTTGATTTGACGAAGCGTCCGAAAGAGTGCCCACTTGTAGGTGGACATATCGGCCGCCATGTCGCCCATGAGTTGCGTTTCGTACCTGGTTTCGTAGGTGAGGCCCATGATGCCCTCCTTAGCTGATGTTGTAGGCCAGTCCGACGGTCGGGTACGAGCTGGTGTCGTAAACCGCCGTGAACGCCTTGCGGAAGCTCACGGTGAGCTGGTTGATGTCCGTGGCCCCTTCCTCTTCCATGCGCACCCGCGCCGTGCCCCTGGTGCCCACGATGAAGCCGAGCCTGTTGACGATGAGGCCGATGGTCTTGGTCGTGGTCGTGCCGTCGTAGACGCCGGAGGCGTTTAGGTTCTCCTTGACCTTTTCGGAGGGGACGATGGGCACTCCGAGCAGGGCCGCGAGCTCGCCCTTGATGATGACGGCGCTCGGGCCGAACTTGTCGACCGTCAACACTTCCGTGAGGCCCAGCATCTTGTTGTAGGTCTTCGGGCCGGGAATCCAGGCCAGTTGGCTCGGGTCCATGCCCCACTTGGACATGGCCGTGCGGATGGACATGAGGTTCGACGTGTTGAAGGTCGAGCAGTCGACCTTCTGGCCGGCCTGGCAGGACTTGCGCAGGCCAATCCACGCCTTCTGGACATCCCTCGGGTCGGTGACGTTCGAGTCCTGGTGAGTGGCCGTGGTGTCGCCGTTGATGACGGCGTTGTCGATTGCACGTGCGGCCGCCATCACGATTTGGTTCTGCAGGACCGAGATGACCGGGACGATACTGTCTTCCTGGAGCTCTTCGGAGAAGAGGATGCGCCTCTTCAGCTTGCGGGCCGTGAGGGTCAGCTTGCCGGTCGTGACGTTGGAGGTCGGAGACTTGCCCGGCTCGTCCGACGTGGACTCAGCCACGTAGTAGAAGCCGTCGGCCGCATCTGTGTCGAAGCTGTAGGGCAGGGTATAGGGGTTGCCCGGCATCGGGATTTCCTGGAACAGCGAGGCCACGATGGCATTCAGGAAGAAGAGCTGGTAGAGATTAGCCGATAGCAGGGTCGGCACCCACTCCGCGCCGCCCGAGGACGTGGCTTCGGCCAGGGCCTTCTTCAACGAGCTGTTGCGGTCGAAGAAGTTCGTCCACATCTTGAGCTGGGAAGCCGGCTTGTGGAGAATCTCTCCGACTATGTAGGCTTTGTCCAGGAAGTCCACGAGCTCCTTCTCGGCGCTCGTGTAGGTCTTGGGGTCGTCGGGCGGGACAAAGAGGTCGCCCCTCTGCTCACCGTAGAACTTGGAGATGGGGCGCACATCGGCCCGGCGCGGCTCGTCGGTGAGTTCGAGCTTGCGGATGGGCTCGGCGGCCTTTTCCGGCATCAGCGCCAGCCGGAACTTGGCGAGGACTTCCTTCTCATCGGACGTGAGAGGTTCGCCCTTGTTGAGCTTGTCAAAGATTTTGTCAAGCACTTTGTTTCCTCCTTGAGATTTTGGTTCTTCTTTTGGTATATCCTCTACGGCTCCGGGAGCCGCGACCTGGGGTTCAGGTTCGATGAACTCTTCGCCCTCGTCCTCGTATTCCTTGAACTCGGGCGGAGTCTTAGAGAACTCGTCGTAATGCTTCGAGAGATGGTTGTAAACACCCTTGCGGTCTGCGTCAGGGATATTCACGCCACCCCTAGCCCCGAGCAGAGCGCCCATCGCGGCCGCTACGCCGCGCCACACGGCCTTGAGGTCGCCGGCCTTGTGGTGGGGGAGCTTGTAGGAGCCCTTGACATCGGGGTTTGCCGAGTCGAACCAGGCGCACATCTTCTTCAGCTGGTTGACGTCGGCCTTCCCGACCTCTGCGCCAGCGTCCCACGCCTCGCCCTCCGGCGCTGTGCCGTGACTGGCATAGGGGATGACACCCTTAGCCTCGGGCTCCGGCTCGGACTTGATGGCAGGCAACATATCGAAGTATTTCTTGACCGCGCCAGTAATCTGGCCGCCCTTGATGGCATCGTTGACGGCGTCCTGGTGCGCCGGGATGATGACCGAGCTGTATTCGTAGAGCTTCCACTCCTGAAAGTCGAAGCCGGTGACCTGGCCATCTGTGTTCTTGATGGCCTCCCACTTCGTTGGCATGAAGCCGATGCTCCAGCCGAGGAGTTTCTGACTCTGGAGAATCCAGTTGTCATTGACCAGGTCCTTCAGAGGCTGGCTCATTCCCGGCGTGCCGGTGTCGAGGAAGCGTGTCCCGGCTATTAGCCGGTCGCCCTCGACCTGGAAACCGACGTTCTCGGCGATGACAGGGATGGGATTCATGGAGCGATAGTCGTGCCCGTAGAGCACTCCAGGCTTTTTCTTGAACTCTTCGAGGTTCGCCCCTCCCAGTCTGACGATATCGCCCATCCTGTCGTTGACCTCGCGCGTGACGGGGTGCCAGATGGTCCTCGTCTTCTCATCGATAGAGCGGATGACAACGTCCTCCGGCGCGAGGCGGCGGAAGAGCATCTCATTCGCTTTGATAACTCTCTGTTCCATGGTGTTCCTCCTTAGAGAGAACCGACCACTGGATATGTAGAGCACCGGCAGTTGCAGACCTCCTCGGCCGGCGCTCGCTCATCTCCAGGGTATTCCATAGCGTACCCCCCATTCGGAGGGACGATGAAGTCCTCATCCAGTCCTACTTCCTCCCCGTCTGCGGCAATATGGTCGTCGCGCGAGGTGGGAAGCATCGAGCAGAGCCAGCCTTTCATCTCGATTTGGTCGTTTTGCTTGTAGCCTTCCACCTGACCCCAGCCCTCTGTCCGCGTCATCTCAGTGGAGGCGATGCGACGCGCCTCCCAAGCCGCCCTGTCTGAAAGGCTCTGCCATATAGTCTGCGCTATCTCTTCGGTAGTCATGTTCTCTGCAAGGCCCGTTTCGAGGCCCTGCTTGACTACATCCCATGTCGATTCGTTGAAGAAACGCGCCGACTTATCGATTTGGGCACTCAGCTTAGCCCAGTGCTCTGCTGTAGGGTTGAACGTGTCCTCGTCCTTGATGCGACGCTCCTCGGGCGGAATCCAGAGCTTGCCTTTGGTGGC